TGAAAAATTGTGTCTACGGGTCTAAGTCTATGCCTTATGAAGCTGTAGCTGAATCTAGGACTGTAGGGAACGCCTGTGGGCAATCTTACGGTATGCTCAATAACAGAGCAGGAATAGCAGTACAAGAACAGACACTGAATTCAAAGTATGCAGAGTTTGTTCTACCTATAGCACATATTCATGATGCTCAATACTTTATCGTACTTGAATGTCCTGAAGTCATTACATGGACAAATAAAGTAGTTACTACTGAAATGTTCTGGCAAGAACTTCCTGAAATCCAACACGATGAAGTAACTCTTGGGGGTAACTTAGACATTTTCTACCCTAATTGGGCATACCACGTAACACTACCTTTAGATGTTTCAAGTGATCAGATTGAAACTATTGTTAATAACCACGTAGAAGAGATATATGAAGAACTCAATTAAAGTAACTCCTGTAATGGGGTCAATGTGTTTACACACTCGAAAAAAGATTGCTACTGTTTTATGTGAATACCCAAGAACATTACATGCAGAATTACTGACACATCGCGTTTTCAGTAAAAACTCTGCAAGTACCCGGGCTATTCCAACTAAAAAAGCTATCCAAAATGCTAACGAAAACCCTGCAATCTATCAGTGGACTTCAAACAAATCTGGTATGGCAGGAAATCGCATTACCGATGAAGAAGTACTAACAAAAGCAGAGTTACTTTATCAAACTGGATTAAAAACTATTTCAGAAATTGTAGCTGCTTTAGGCTTACCAGAATCTGAAGGTGGATTAAATATCCATAAACAACATGCCTGTCGTTTGTTAGAACCATTCTCAAACATCCGTATTGTGCTTACTTCAACTGAATGGGAAAACTTCGATTGGCTCCGTATTGACCCTATGGCATTTCCTGAGATTGAAATTCTTGCCACTAAAGTTAAAGAAGCACGGGAATCATTAGAGTATGTGCCTTTAACTCATGGTCAGTGGCATGTTCCTTTTGTTACTCGTAAGTTTCGTTCTGAGCATGGAAAACCTGAGATTCAGTATTTCCACCCAGTAACCAACGCAGAATTAACTATTGATGCTGCAAAAGAACTATCTATGTCATTGTGTGCACAAACGTCATTCAGAAATAATGATGCTTCTGACGAAAAAACAGGAAGTGTTATTGATAAGCTGTTTGGTGGCAATAAAGTACATGCTTCACCTTCTGAACATCAAGCCACACCATTTGACCCTAACCTATATGATATGGTTACAAAAGTTCCTGTTACCTCTATTTCAGCATCACAATATAAAGGCTTAACAGGTGTCAAATTAGATGGTAGTCTCAATAGTGGTAATTTTGTTAATTGGGTTCAAAACCGACAATTAATACCAAACCATGACAAAGCACTATTCTAAAATATAGCCACCTTCGGTGGCTTTTTTGACTAACCAATGGATTTATTTATGCCTCAATATGCAAATGGTACTGACCTACCTTTAAGTGTTGCATTGTGGTTAGCTAAAGATGATTACGACTATAATCCTGATGAGAAAGTTATAAGTACAACTACACTTATAAAGCCATTACGACAAATCATATTAGGATCTAGAGTTACACCTAGTGACACTGATCCAATTGATGTAATGACTTTGTTTCGTTCTCGTCTAGGTTCTGCTATTCACGCTGCTATTGAAAAAGTGTGGCGTGACCCTAGAAATATAGTCCCGTTATGTAAATCTTTAGGTATCCCAAAGCATGTAGCAGAACGTATATCAATAAACATGCCAAAAGAGTGGTATGATGCTCATCCTAACGATATTCCTGTTGAACTCGAAAAACGTAAATATCGTGATATTGCAGGTATGACAGTCTCTGGTCAGCTTGATTTTGCATTTAAAAGAGCATTGCAAGATTTTAAAATGACTAATGTGTTTGCATATAAAAATGAGTCTAATGACCTTAAGTACGCACAACAAGGCAGTATTTACCGTTGGTTAGATCCAGAAAATATCACAGCAGACCATATCACTATTATACGGTTTTTTACTGATTTTCGTGGCTACGAAGCCAATACTCAAAGTAACTATCCAGAGCATCCAATTATTGCTACGGACTTTGAGTTAGCTTCTGTGAAGCAAACAGAAGAGTATTTAAACTGGAAAATACCACAAATACAGAAACTACAAAAACTTCCTGATTCTAAGCTTCCTGAATGTGATGCTGAAGACTTATGGATGAGAGATGTTGTCTCGTATAAATATTGGTCTTCAGAAGAGTCCTATAAAGCAGGTAAACGTTGTTCAAAATCGTTTACTGAAGATGAGAAAAGACAAGCTAACCAACACAAACGAGAAAAAGGCAAAGGTATTGTTGTTAAAGTAGTAGATAAAGGTAAAGCAAGAGCATGCGAATACTGTTCTTCCAGACCTATATGTAATCAGTACCAACAATTAAAGAAAAGAGGATTAGCAGACTAATGGATTTATCCAATCTAGAGTATAACGAAACTTCAGAAGAACTTGTTAAAATTCTCTGTACAAAAACACAAAACAATAGTCCTTTGTTTTTCCGAGTACTTGTAGCATATAACTTCTGTAAAGTAGCTTCTATGATGCGAGCCAGTGTTAATACACATGTTCGCGGGGTATTACCTATCAACATGTATGCTATTAATTTAGCAACATCAGGATCAGGTAAAGGCCATTCAACTGCAATCATGGAAGAACAGGTATTAAAGCCATTCAGAGATAAATTTTTGAATGAAGTTTATCCAGCTGTTGCAGAGAAAAGTTTAGCAAAGCTGGCTATTCAACGTGCCAAAAAGAAAGAGAGTGATGATTCTATTGAACTGGAACGAGCTATTGCTGAATTTGAAAAGCTTGGTCCATTATTATTCTCTTTTGATTCAGGTACTGTACCTGCTGTAAAACAACTTAGACATCAACTACTAATGGCTGGTGCAGGTTCTATGAACCTTGAGATTGATGAAATTGGCTCTAACCTATTAGGTAATGGTGAAGTAATTACTTTATATCTTGAGTTGTATGATATCGGTAAAACTAAAACCAAACTGATAAAGAATACCAATGATAGTCAACGTAACGAAGAAATAGATGGTAGAACACCAGCTAATGCTATGTTGTACGGTACTCCTGCTAAAGTTTTTGATGGGGGTAAAGGAAAAGACCCATCTGAATTTGATAGTGAAGGTAACCCTTTAATAGGTACAGGTGTTATGGCCAATGATGAGGTTAGA